CATCATTTAAAATACGTATCTCTCCACCTTCAATACTTAGTCTTGAGCCTGCGTACCTTCCAAAAATGACCCAGTCTTTCTCTTTACACCACGGACCTTCCGGGAATCTCGTTTTATCTTTGTATGCATCTGGTCCAACACTTAAAACATAACCACATGTTGTGCTTACAGATTGCATCTCCATTGTTTGATCAGATAATATAATACCACCTTTAGTTTTACCTGTGCCTTTGTAAGGTAAAATAACTATTCTCCAACCTGTAGGTTTGGGCAGTCTTTCAGTTAATTTTTTTGGAATATTTTGAGGATCTATATCCTCTACTTGATCTTCTTTAACTTTGCCAAAGTTTAAAACTTTGTCTGGTATGGGCTTACTCAACTTCTATTCTCCTTTTTTGCAAGAACTCTTTAAATTCTTGTTCTACGTTATCTAATGACTTTAATTGTCCAATTAAATTCATATAATTAGTATAATCTGTTGCGCCACCTGTCAATAAAACATCGTGGACTGCCTTTCTATTATTCTTAAGTATTTTATTTAATTCTTCTATTAATTCTAATGGATCCATTCATTATTTCTTTTTACTAATCATTCCTTTTATGCCAGGTGCTGCACGTACCCCCAGACTGACACTGCAAGCCAAA